CACCGCCAACGGCGCTGAGCGCCTGAAAGCCAGTGCCTGGAGAGCCCGACAAGGTAATTGCGCCAGTACCAGTCGATGTGGTCGTGTCTTGGACGAGATCTGCGAAGTTCATGCGCTCTTTCAAAAAAACGACCCGCACAAGGCGGGCCGTAAAGCCCGGAAGAACCGGACGGAGGAGAGAACGACGGATTAGGTCTGGCTGAACAGCTCGATACCGGTCATCTGCGGCTGCAGGTTAACCAGACCATAGAACACGTCCCAGCGGTACTTGGTCGACAGGTCACCGATCGCACCCTGGCGCGCCATGGTCACGGTGATGCCGTTGTCGGTGGTCGCCGACATGACGGCCATGCCGGAGTCTGGAGCCGGCTGGTACTTGCCCGGGATGATCTCGAAGGCTTCGTCCTGCCAGAACGGCGCGACGACGCTCGATACGGTGTTCAGCCAGGTGATGGCGGCGCCGTTGGCCGGCGTGGCCGTCACGTTCTTGTACTGCAGTTCCGGGTCGGTCGGCGACGAGTCGGCGGCGATGATCGGCGGCGAAATCTGGATCGTGCCCGAGCCGCCTGCGCCCGACACGATGGCGGTCACGCGGAAGGTCTTCAGGTTGCCCGTGTCGGCCTTGGTGATGTGGTGCACTTCGTTCACGCCGGCGATGGTGAAGCAGTCGCCGACTTTGATGGTGCCGCTCGTGACCGCGACGATCAGGTTCTGGAAACGGTTATCGACGTTGCTGATCTCACCGGTCGCCGCAGTGCTCGTAGCCTTCGGGACGTAGCGCTGGTTCGCGCCGTTGACGGTCACGGTCACGCCAGCAGCGGCAGTCAGGCGGTAGCCGTAGTCCAGCTTGAACGTGTCGAAGTTTGCGATCTGGCCGACTGCGGCCTTCTCGTAGGCGGTCAGGGTCTTGCCCGACAGCGTCTGACGGCCGGCGAGGTTCGACGCCATGCTGTTGTAGTGGTTGCTCGGCAGGGTCAGCTTGCGGCCGTCCATCTGCACGCCCACGCGGTTGAACGCGTCGTCGATGGCGGCGACGTCGTCGTAACCCGAGGCGGCGGTCGTGCGCTTGATCACGACGGTGCCGGTCAGGGCGGCGAGGTTCGAGCAGTCGACGTTGATGTCCGATGCCAGGCGCTGCATTGCGGCCTTGCCCAGGCGCTGCTCCTGCAGGGCGTCGCGCAGTTCCGTGGCCGACATGGTCAGCGGGACCGAGTGGCTGTAGCCCAGCGATGCGGGGACGGACAGCTGCGTGTAGTTGCGATTGAAGTTGGCCGACTGGTCGACGCCAGTGAACGACTGAGCGACATACGGCATCGGGCGCCAGAAGGTGTTGCCAGCGCGCTCGGCTTCGGTGCCGTCGAAGGTCTGCTTCTTGAACAGTTTGGAGATGATGCCGGCGTCCTGGAAACCTTCCAGGGACAGGTCGAACGCTACCTTTTCCTCTTTCGAGAACGAATTTGCCATGACGGCTCCTAAAACGGTTGAGAGAATTGCGGCCAGTGCCGCTTGCTACTTCGCTCATCCGTTTCCGGCCGGACGGTGGCCCTTGTGCTGCTACTGCCCTTGAGGTGGGCGAATCCTTGGCGCCGCTATCGTGAGCGCCTGACGACGGCTTACGCCGCGGATTTCTCGCGCTGTTCGCGCTTGTACGCGACGACCTTGGAACGGTCGCCGGTACGGTCTGCTTCTGCTTCCAGGGCGGCGAGACGGTTGTCGATACCGGTGCTACCGCCTGCCGTGCCGCGCACCTGACGTTCAGGTGCCGGCGGGGCCTTGCGAGGTTGAACCTTCAATTGCGCCTCCAGTTTCGCGACCGCGAAGGCGAACTTCACGGGATCCTTGATCGACGCCAGTTCCTTGGCCTTGGCCGGGTTGCTGCCCAGCGCATAGACCACGAGCTCCGGCTTGTCGGCGCCGCTGACGATGACGGCCTGTTGCGTCTGGCTCATCGTCTCGCGTACCACATGCTCGGCGCCGTCGAAGTCCTGCACCTTCAGCGCAGCGCCTGCCGTACGGTATGCGTCGAGCTTCTTCTGCCATGCGGCGGAGGCGGCTTCCTGTTCCTCGCGCTCCTTGGCAGCCTGCGCCTCGACTTGCTTCTTACGCTCGTTCCAGGCAACCAGCTTTTCGCCGTACGCTTCGGCATCGTAGTCGCAGCTTTCTAAGGTCGGCTTCTCGCCCACCTCGATGCGCTGCGGCTGCGCGGCCTGCTTGCCGGCGGCAACCTGCTGCTCCAGCTCGCGAATGCGCTTCGCCTTCTCGCGGTCTGACTTGCGCAGTTCCTTCACCCACTGCGGCGCGGGCTTGCCTTCGATCTCGTCATCGTTCGCGGCCGGCGGCGTCTCGTCGCCAATCGTCACGATCACGCCATCGTCTGCGGACTGGTCGTCGCCTTCGCCATTCGACTGCTCACCTTCGGGCGTCTCACCCTCGGATTGCTCGCCTTCCTGCTCTTGCGATTCGTCCACTTGCTGGGCATCGACAGCGCTGCCACCAGCAGAGCCGTTGCCTTCGTCACCTTGGAACTGCTCACGGAACGAACGCTGCTTCCACATCCAGCTTTTGTACATTCGATTTCCCCTCTTTGCTCACCGATAGGCCCAGTGGATGCCGATGAGCAAAATGATAGGCAGAAACTATCCTAGGTGCAATGAAGTCGTAAAGGATTCAGATAGCGCGTCGTTTCTCGGGTTTATCGCGACGCTCGCGCGGCCGTTTGACGGGCCGGCGGGTCACTGCTCAAGCTCCAGAACGTCGACGCCCATGCCGCAATAGACATCAAATTCGCAAGCAACCTCGACGGCGCGTCGCGCGTCACAACCTAAGTGCATTGCGGCCATTGCGTAGTCACGACCAGACCCGAACGCGATAAACGAGTCTTCGATTTTCTCGCGGTGGCCCGTGCCCATGCCGTCGTACAGAAAAACACCGTCCTGCGTGAAATAGATCACGTGGCCGACCGTGTCTGGATGCGCGCCAAGCGGGAATTCCCTGGGGTCGCGCACGCCTTGGAACCATGCCAACACGGCATGCGCATGCGATGCATCCCCGCTTAACGCAACCAGTCCATCGGTAACACGATGAATCTTTGTAGCTGTGCGCCGCATGCTGCCGGCGGTGGATTGTTTATCAGCGGCCAGGGTGCGCCCATCCCATGCGATAACGGTCATTGCTCACCCCCTTGTGGCGGCTGGGCTGCTGCCTGTTGCGCCGCAGCCTGCGCGGCCTGCTGAACCTCGTGCGCAAGCTGTGCCTGGGCCATCTGCTGACCATCGAGGTGCTGCACGACATCGAGCGTGTGCGCCTGCTGCGCCTGCCCAATGCCGGCAATGGCTACCATCGCGTCGGCACGCGTCTTCTCGGTCTGTGCGACCGTGAGCTCAGTCTGCGCCTGCGACTTCTGCGCATCGGCTGCCGCCTTCTTCGCCGACTCCAGCAGGAACTGGCTTTGCGCGTCCGGAGGCTGATTCGCGGCCTGCTGCTGCTCGGCCATCAGTTGCTGCTTCTCGTCGTCGGTCGGCTGGATGACACCCATGCGCACGAGTTTGCCCCGGTAGTACGAGCGAATGTCGCTCATTCCTTCGCCCTCGAGGTTCATCAGGATCATCGACGTCAGCACGGTCATGGTGTCGGGGTCCTGCGTCATCTGCAAGATACCGGTCAGCTCTCGCACGAGTGCTGCCTTGCGGCTCACCGACGATGGCCCGACGTCCGGGATGACATCGAACTTGGCCCTGCTAAGGTCGTTTGCGAGATAGCGCTCGCCCGATTCCTTGTCGATCATCGGCTTCATCAGCTCGACGGTGCCGGTCTGGTCGGCGTGGTCGATCGTCTTCATGCGCCGGCCAGGCTCGTGCAGCAGCTCAGAGGCCATCGACTGCCACACGTGACCAACCTGCTTGATCATCTTCTTGAAGTTGTCGATGTAGATGAAGACCTGCATATCAAGGCGCTGTTGGATCAACTCGACAGCCTTGCCGGATTGGTTCGGCTCCAGCTGCTCGCCAGCCTGCTGGTTGCCGAGCATGTCCTCGAGCGACTGCGCCGCAAGCTGAGCTAGGGCAGCCATTGCGGGCGGCATGTTCGGCGCCTTGGTGTAGGCCACCGGAGCGATGATCTGTTGACCGGTCGCGGTGTCGAGGATCGGATTAACGAGCAGGTAGGGGAACTTCTCGATTGCGTCCTGAGCCCACATGTCGGCATGGCCGGCGATCTGCTCGGGCGTCAGGATAGGCTTTTCGATGTCGAAGCGGCCGGCCATCTCGGCGAGCCACGACTTGATCATGTTGTCCAGCACCTGTGCGTCGCGAGCGAGGCGCACATGGCCCTGGCAGCGCTCGATACCGTCGACGAACCATCGCTTGCCGTAGAAAGGCACGATCGGGATGCACGTGCCGGCGATGTAGCCCTCGTCGCTCAGGATGCGCGCGCCGTTCATGATGTACTTGTGGACCTTGCGGACCTTACGGCGCTTCTCGCGGACCTTCTGGAAGCCGCGGGCCTCGAGCTCGGCCTGTTTGCCGGGCTCCTCCTGCAGTTCCTTGTCCGAGACTTCCATCTCGTCCGGCTCGTCATCGTTCAGGGCCAGGCCGCGGAAGAAGTGCACGAGTTCGGACTTTTCCTCGACCTCATAGACCTCGGCGATCCAGACGACATCCGGTGTCGTCCAGTCGAACATACTACGCGTGATGAACTTCGGCATGCTGGCCGGATCTTCGCCATATTCGCTGGCGTAGTCATCGCGCGTCATCGACGACAGCACGTAGCAGCGCTTGGCGTCGGCTTTGTCGTATCGCTTTCCGTCCAGGCTGAAGAACACGCATGTATCGGCTTCGAAGATCGGCTCGATTGCGACGCGCTGGCGAGTGTCGTCGTCGTCGAGCTCATCCTCGTACCGTGCGCGTAGGCGGATGGCGCCCATGCCG